AAACCCAGGTGCTGCAAACGCTGACCGACGCACGCAGGCTGATCATGGCCACGTTGGCCGGTCTGCCTGCTGACTGGACGCAGTGGCAGTTGTCGCGGTTGTTGGGGCAAATCAACGATGTGCTGGATGCCGCCACGGGCCAGGCGGGCACGCTGTTTGGGATGGCTGCATCCAGCGCCTGGCGGGCGGGTGAAGACTTGGTGGACAAGCCCTTGTCCGCCATTGGCCATCCTGTCGAAATGCAACTGGCGGCCTTGGATGTGGGCGTGCTCAAGCAGATGCAGGCGTTCGGGGCGCTACGGCTGAAAGACGTTGGCGCTCAGGCCATGTCCAAAATCGGGCAGCAGCTGGGGCTGGTGACGCTGGGGGCGGTGACGCAGGCGCAAGCGGTCAAAGCGGTGGACGAGGCGTTGGGTGGGGCCGCTGCAAAACGGGCGGCAACCATTGTGCGAACCGAAGTCAGCCGGGCGTTTGCTGTCGCCAGCCATGAGCGCCTGGTGCAGGCCGCCACGCTTGTTCCTGGTTTGGGGCAGCAGTGGCGGCGAAGCGGGAAGATCCACAGCCGGTGGAATCACGACCTGATGGACGGCATCGTTGTGGAGGCGGGCAAGCCGTTCAAGGTGCCAAACCCCGGTGGTGGCTTTGACATGATGGCGCATCCGCATGACCCCAAGGCCCCCCCAGAGCAAGTCATTGCGTGCGGGTGCATCGCGTTGCCGTGGAAGTCTGGGTGGAAGATGGCCACCCCGGGGGCCAAGCCGTTCACCGAACTTGAACTGAAGCTCGATGGCCGCAAAGCCGCGCTTGACCAAGCCGCAAAACGTGCTGGTCGGCGGGTGGAATGATCTGGCACACTGCTCGGTAGCGGCAAAAACACCCCGAGAACGCTTTAAACCCGCTTTAAAAACCGCCGAAGCGCAATCCCCAAGGGGAAGGGGGCGCGAGGGCTTCAAAGGCCCTTCCTCGCAGGCCAGCATTTGCTGGCCTTAGTTTTTTGAGCCCCCCCCGGCACAGTCACTCCATCGACAACGCAACCGATGGAGTGACCCGATGGCCGACCAGGACAAAAAACCGATGACCGCAGCAGAGGCTGCAAAGCGCGTGAAGCGCACCGTCATTGATATGGTGGATGCCAAGGGTGCCGATGGCAAGCCTTGCAAAAAGCCCGTTGAAAAGACCGTGGCCGTGTCTGCCGACGAGGTGCTGTCGTTCAATGACTATGGCACCCACGTCGTTGTGGTGACCAACGATGGTCAGAAGCTGTCCGGCCTGAACGGTTGAGGCTCGCACCATGACGATGGCTCAACTCATGGCGGCGCTGGCTGCTTGCGGTGGATTGCGTACCGGGGCGTCGGTTGACGCCGCGCTGCGCGAAGCTGCTGCAGCCCCGGAAATGGATTTTCGCCGCCTGATTGATGTGGTGCGTTCGGCAATTTCCGAACAGGTCAACAGGGGCCGCTTGCCGGATCAGCGGCGCTACATCGGTCTGGAAGCGATCTACAGCGACCGGGCGGTGATTCAGCTGGATGGCAAGTATTACCAGTACGCCTACTCATTCAAGAGCATCGCAGGCGCTGAGCAGGTGGTGTTGGGCGCACCCATTGAAGTGGTTGAGCAGTACGTTCCCACGGCTGCGACCACTTCCGCGGCGGTGACCGATGCGGCTGCCTTGGCTGATTCCGGCTTGCGCGAAGCCCTGGGGGATGCGGCATTCAGGGAAGCTGAGGACGGTTCTATTGAGGTGACGCTGGTACGGGCGGGCCGCAGCGGTAACCGCAACTACTACCCCGATGCCACGCTGCGCGAAGCTGCTCCCAAGTTTGAAGGCGTGCGGGTTTTCACCAAAAGCGACGCGGAACACCTCGCTGGCCGGGGAAAGGATGTGCGCAACCTCATAGGTGGCATCTACGGTGTGCGGTTTGTGGAAGGACAGGCGACCGACACCGGGCGTTTGGTCGGGACATTCCGAGCGCTGGACCCGACCGACGCCGCCGTCACCAAGATGACCGAGGCCCTCAAACGCGGCATGCAGGACCTGCTTGGCCTGTCCATTGATGCCATGGCACGCACCAAGAAGCGCCAAGAGGGGGGCGAGACCCTGCGCGAGGCCGTGGTCTTCACCAAGGTGCATTCCGTTGACCTGATTGTCGAACCGGGCGCTGGCGGCGGCCTGGATCGCCTGACTGAAGCCGCTGCCGACCAACCCATCAACAACCAAGGAACCGAAATGCCCCTTTGGAAGCAACGACTGCTGGAGGCCATCCAGGCCAAAGACCCCGTCCGGTACGCCTCCATCAACCCCAACACCATCGGCGATGACGATTTGGTGAACCTGCATGAAGCCGTGTGCGGCCCCCTGGTTTCGGCAGCTGGTGATACGCGGGTGACCGAAGCCCAGGGCGACAACACGCCCGTGACCCGGGCCGACCTGGCCGTGTTCTCGCTGCGCGGTGCAGCCCGAGAACGCATCGCCTCAGCCAAGCTGCCGCAGGTCGCCAAGGATCGTTTGCAGGCGCAAGTGGCTGTTGCCGGGGCTGACCGCCTGACCGAAGCCGCTGTGGGCGAGATGATCCGGGCCGAAGGCGATTACATCGCTCGCATGACCGAAAGCGGCGCCGTGCGTGTGCCGGCGTTTGGTGCGGGCTCGATTGTTGTGGGCGACCGCAGCCTGACCATGGCCGACATGCTGGATGCATTCTGGAACCCCGAACACAAGGACCATGGCCGGGTGCAGTCATTCAAAGAGTGCTACGTCGAGATTACGGGCGACCGGCTCGTCACGGGGCGGCTGCGCGATTGCGACCAGTCTCGGCTGGTTGAATCGTTGGGCAGCACGTCATTGGGTGAAGTTCTTGGTGACGCCGTGACACGCCGCATGCTGGCCGAGTACCGCGCAGCTGTCGATTTTGATGGCTGGCGTCAGCTCGTGAGCGTGGGGCCGGTAAGCGACTTCCGCATGCAACACCGCACGCGTTGGGGCGGCTACGGCGATTTGCCTACCGTGGCCGAGGGGGCCGACTACCAGCCTTTGACCAGCCCGGGTGACGAAGAAGCCACCTACAAGGCTGGAAAAAAGGGTGGGACTGAAGAAATCACCCTGGAGGCGATCAAAAACGACGATGTGCTTTTGATCCGCAGAATCCCGACCAAGCTGTCACGTGCGGCAAAGCGCACGTTGGCCAAGTTCGTGTTTGACTTCTTGCGCGTCAACCCGGTGATTTATGACACCAAGGCATTGTTCCATGTGGACCACGCCAACCTGTTCACCGGAGCGCTGTCAAAAACCGAGTTGGCTGCGCACCGTCTGGCGATGCTCAAGCAGTCCGAGTTGACGAGCGACGACCGGATCGGCATCGCTCCGACGCGCTTGGTGGTGCCAGCCGATCTGCAAGAAGCCGCCGTGGACTTGTTCAAGTTGAACACCAACAACGAGAAGACGTTCATGCAGTCGCTGACGATGAACGTCATCCCGGTCTGGTACTGGACCGATGCGAACGACTGGTGCACAGCCGCTGACCCGGCTGACATTCCGGGCATCGAGATGGGCTTTATGGATGGACGCGAAGAGCCCGAGCTGTTTGTGCAAGACACGCCCAACTCTGGCTCCATGTTCGCCGCCGACAAGCTGACCTACAAGATCCGCCACATCTACGGCGGTGCGGTGACCGACTACCGCGCCTTCACCAAAGCCGTGGTGGCCTGAACTCCAACGCCCGAAAAGGGCCAGTGACGGCTGGCACCCAGAACTGCCCGTCCCATCCCGAAAGGGGTGGGTTCGCAAATGCCTTGTGAACACAGGGTGCTTACGAACCCACGCACGCCCCACCACTTTTAAACACACCCCGATCAATCCCATGCTGGCCGACTTTGAAACACTGCTGAACGACTTGGTGAGAGACCAAGACGGGGTGATTTCCGTCGAGTCCCGAGGTCGGGCCATTGAAGCTGCCCGGCTGCGCTACAGCCACGATGCCGTGCGTGAGCTGGTGGATGACGTGACCTGGCCCCAGCCGGGCATGACAGCCCCGGTGCCCGCTGGTTGGTCGGATGGCGCGTGGATCAAATCAGCCGTGCGCCTGACGTCCTCTGGGGTACCAGACACGGCTTGCGGTGGCCTTGAATTGGCTGTTGGGCGCACGCCCACGGGGTGGGAGCTTTTGAGCCCCGAGCCCCTGAGCGCGGGTGTTGTTGTGCGGCTGACGTACACCGCAGAGCACGAGCTGAGCGCTGTGGCCGACACGATCCCGGCGCTGCACCGACTGCCTGTGGTGCAGTACGCGGCACACCTGCTCTGCCACC